ATGTTACAGATCCTCTAACAATAGGTTGTATTTTAGCACCAAATATTTCATCAGGAGTACCATCAAATTCTGCAGTACTAATACCAATTTTACCAGATATTGTAATAGAAATATCTTCATAATTAAAAATATGTGTACCAATTCCTACAGAAGTTAAATTAATATATTGTTTAGTGTCATAGAAAAATGTTTTTTGATCATCTGGTCCTATAACAGATAATTTAAATTTATCATCATTGACTCTAGTAACATAATAATCAGTTCCATTGGTAAGACCTCCTATTTCTTGACCAGTAGATCCATATTGAATTATTTCACCAGAATTATAAGAATGATTTTCTAAAGTTATAGTATTAATAGAAGTATTAACCCCAACAGGATTTAATACTTTTTTTCTATTAGAATATCCAGAACCGCCTCAAATAATATTAATTCCCTCAACCACCATCTTTTTATCAAAAGATTCTAATGTATGACTTCCTACACCATAACCTGTTAGATCTATTGTATTAGTACCACTAATTGCATCTTGTTTAGATGGATGTAATCTTATAGTACTATTAGTAATAATAGAAGCATAATATTCAGAGTCAGTAGATAATCCCGCAACAGATTGTTGTCCATGAGGTTTGTAAATAACCTTTTCCGCATTTCTGAATTTATGATAAGTACTAAATCCAATAGTATTAGAGGTAAGATCAACACTACCATCAGGTAAAGCATCAAAATTAACTGTATGAGTAATTAATTTAGTATTTACAGATGCTCTTGCACCATTTCCATTACCACCAGAAATATTGATTTCAGGAACTTCTGTATAATCAAATCCAGGATCAAGAATCCTAATTTCCTTTACTGAACCTGAAACAGCAACAGTACCAGTTGCACCTGTTCCAACATTATCAGTAATATTTAATTCTGGTGGTGTTAATACGTCATATTCTGATCCACCAGAAATAACTTCTATAGAATCAACTTTTCCATAATGGATTGAATCATGTGATTTATAATTTAAAATTTCAACACCATTAATTAAAATGCCAGTAAATCCTGGAGTTGTTTTATAATAATTACCATCATTAGAAGGTAAATCAATCTCTCTAAAGATATTTTGTGCTTGTAATGTTTTTTGCTTGAATTTATGTGGTGATAATTTGTTATCAGTAACTGTAATTGAAGTATCTAATTTTATAAAATCAGATTCTGCTAGATTAGTCCTACTTTTAGCAAGTTTAATACTTAAACTATTAACCCTTTTTACAAAATAGAGACCTTCATTTTTAGTAATTTCCCCAGAAGCAATTACTCCTAAATCGGAAGGAAATAAAGAAGAATTAATTGTTTCTCTAGTGTTTAATACTCCTGCATCATAAAATGATTCAGTAATTCTTTGAGGATAGTAATAAACTGCATCACCAGTATAGAAACCATGATCGCCACTTGTTACTAATTGAAGTTCTTCTCCAATAAAAGTACCAGAAAAAGTAATCGCTTGAGGATCTAAATTTAAAGGTTGAGAATTATATGTTGGGATTGAAGTAGAAGCAACTAAATATTTTCCTTTATCTTCATATACATTCTGAATATTAGTCGAATATATAGATGCTTCTGGGAATGTAGTAGATTGTGTTTTTAATATATTTCTTCTTATATTAAATTGATAACTTAAATCAAGTAATCCCTGACCTTTAACAGTAATTTTTCTTGCACCGTCAACATCAATAACAGTAGATGATGGTTTTACACTACCTGCATTATCAATTAAATCTGCTTTATCGCCAATCCTGAAAGAATGATCTACCTCAAAATGAAGTAAATAAGTGTTATCACTAGGATCAATTACTTCTAAACTTTTAACTTTAAAAAGAGGTGCAATATTATAGAACCAATTTTTCGCTTTAAAAGTAGTATCATTAGTACCTAAAGTCTTAATTTTAGCAGTCTCATTTTTAGAGAAATTATGAGTATTATCAGGATAATTAAGACTGTTTAAAACTGAAGTTATATTTACTTTAACAAGTTCTGTAGGATTAACATTAGAATAACCATAAGTGTATGTGTTAATACCAACGTTTGATGCATCAACAATATCAGCAGTTATATTTGAGCATCCAAAAAACTGATTTATTGATTTTGAAGTATAACTAACAATTCCTATAGTTGCATCAGAATATAAAACAGTTAATTCACCTGAATCAGGAAAACCAATAGTCGAGTCTACATCAAAGGTAGTAGATCCTACAGCAACACCTCCTATAACTTTTGTTTTATCATGTACAACAAAAGTTCCATATATTGAACCATCTACTCTAACGTCTCTATTATAACCAGCATCAAAACTTAATTTATAGAAAGTTTTTCCTGCACCAACCTTAATTGGTTCTACTTTAGTAACTGGAGCATATGCTTTTTCTGCAAGATCTCCATATTTGTCCTGAAATAATGTTGCATTCTCTAATTCTATAGGATCTCCCTCAACTGCCTCAACTACAAGATCATTAGTAATTCTATAATTTGCATTAGAAGGTGTAAAGAGGTAATCTCTTGGTTTTACGATTCTTACGTCTTCTTCATAGAGTGCTTTAAATAAAATTTCAAAGGATCTATCAGTTCCCTTACTTAAATAAAAATCTTTTGCTTGTTTAATGAAAAGGTTCTGATTTAAGTTAGAAGAAAGACTTCTATTCTCTAAACCAGGTAATAATTGATTTTTGGTTTTTAATAAGAACTCATTGAGGAACAAGGAACTTAAATTCTGTACCTTAGACCCCGCTATATGCCCTTCAGAGGTGCTTGAATTGAAAACTAGTACATCTGGCTTGGTTTCTGCTCTATAGGAGGTTATTCCACAAAAACCCCTTATACATCCAGTGAATGCTGTAGTAGTAATTCCTGTATATGTAATAATTTCATCATCAATTTTGATTAATCCATAAGACTTTGGAAAACCATCAGTTCCTGTAGGGAAATTGACCATATCAACTTCAATGGTTTCATCATTGAGATCAATATCAGTTCTTATACCAACTTGAACTGTAAGATTGGTTATATTGTCAACCTTAACATATTCATCAATATTTTGTGCCAGATCGATAGGACCACCTTGGTATTCCTGTCCTTCATAGTAAGATTTCAGAAAGTCTGATACTAACGGAAACTCATCCCGTGTGTATACAGGAAGCTGGTTCTGTACTATGTTACTGAATTGGATTCTTTTTTCTGACATTTTATGATCTTACTAAGTTCCCGTTATGGTAGCTAGAGGTAACAATATAATTAGATGCTGCAGGATCTAATCCAGAAGCGATTTCATCAACAATAGTTTCAAATGTGCTATTACTAATATCTAGTTGCAAATAAAGATCCTGTAATCCAATCACATCATTGGATTTGGGGCAAGCAGACAATTCAACAATTGTTTGCCCATCTTTTAATTTGCCATTTATAATATTGATTGGATTAATTGTTATAATCCCTTTCTTATAATTTATATTACCAACATTACGCTTAATTATAGTAGGGTTGGTAGATCCTCTATTAGGTAGAGTAAAGAGGAATAATGAACCAGTTTCTCTATTTGTATTTGGAAGATCTGATAGATAAACATCTTCAGTACTATCAGTTGTTCTAAATGGAGAGGTTTTAATGTTATAACCATTCATATTCTTAATATAAAACTCATTTCCGAACCCAATTTGGTATTCAGCAAAAGAATTAAGAGAAACCCGAAGGTCTCTTCTCATTTGAACAGTTGTAATATTAGATGTAACTGCATCACTACTATCATCAATGACAGATAAGAACTTACTATACTTAAATCTTGCTCCGTAACGATTTAATTCAGTAGATTCGGAGTATTTTGTTGTATTTTGTTGTACAAGTGTAGAAACAAACTCTGCACTTGGAGCCATATTACTATTATAATAAACTTTTGAGTCTACTTCAAGGTAAAGATATTTCAAATCAAGAATTTCTGGTACAATTCCAGCAACTGCATACTTTTTCAACCTCATTTTAATATTTTCTTTAATCAAATTAGGTAAAAAGTCACCAGTTCTTGGTTTTATACTAATAAAAACCTTACCGTACTGTGGAGGAACTAATTCTTCACCTCCAAAAACAGAAATTGACTCTGTTTCGGGATAAATTTTAGAAGGAATTAGTGTTTCATAGTCATTTGCGGTTAAAGCACGGTTTTGAGATGCATAAATTCTTGGTGCAAACTTTTTAACCGAGTCTACACTCTCAATTACCTCTCCACCTTGTGCTGTTACACCTGTTGTAAGTAAAGATATACCAGAAGTGACTGTATATTCTTGAGAATTTCTTATATAAGATAATTTTCCAGAAAATTGGAACTGATTTACGCCATTTGCACTATCTCCATTACAAGTAATATAATTTACAGTAATATAATTGTTTTCTTCAAGTTTTTTACCAAAAATTCCATCTCCAAAGAAGATTTCATACCTTTCATTCCCAATTTCTTGTAAATAATAAACTTTTGATTCAGATTGTATGTCTAAAAGACTGTCTTGAGTCGTATATTTTGTAGAAGTAGTAGATTGTTGATTTCCTTTTACAGAAACTGCAATTAATGCTGTATCAATTCCACTATTTGGTAAAATAAACTTCTGATTTGGGTTTCTTCCAGAATAAGTGAAGTTTGAAGTCAATAATGTGCCTTCAGAAATGATAATATCGTCAAAATATGCAATTCCGTCATTAACTGGGACTGTAATATCCTCTAAAATTGAAAAAATAAACGATTGTCCACCAAAACTACCTTCTGTTGATGCTACTGGACCTTTTTTAAGGGTTAAAGTAGACGGAGTAGGTATAACTGATGAGCAATCTACGAAAAAAGTAATTGATGATGTTGCTGCTTTCCTAGAACGTGGCACATAACCTATATTTCTTGCTAATGATACTACATTTTCTCTTAAAGTAGCACTGTCAATGAAAACCTCATTGGTTATCATGTTCGCATTATAAGAGGTTATATACGTATTATATGCCAGTACATCAATAATCGAAGAAAGGTTAGATCCCTCGAAGTCATAATCTGTAAAATTGGAATTTGCTTTAAGATATTCCTTAAGCGTTGTCTTAATCTGGTTAAAATCCAGATTAGAAAAATTAACTAATGGCATTTTATCTTGTTGGTAACAATGCGAACTGTAACTCTTGCGGTGGAGCATCTGCCCCGATGATGTTATAAGTTACAACTGCATCAAATGAGTTATTATCAAAGTTAGGAATCACCTCTACATTAGTTAAAGACACCCTTGGTTCATAATTTGTGACAGATTCTGTAATTTCATCCGAAATAACAGCAGCAGTAACATTATCTACGTTCTCAAATAGTAATCCACTGATCCTTGAACCAAAATCTTCATTAAATGGTTTCTCTCCAGGTATGGTCATGACAATATTTCTCACTGAACGAGCTATTGCATTCTCATTTTTGAGACCAATAAGATCTGAATTCAGTGGATTAGACTGAAATGTCATACTAAGGTCTTTAAAACCTTGACTAATTCGCTCTAAAGGCATCTATTTGATTATATACGTAGTAAATATAACTTATTTATCACCGAAGTTTGTATTATAATTCAGCACCACTGTAAAATTCGTCATCATAGTCAAGACCTTCATAGAAATCGCCATCATTTTTCTTCTCATAGAGGTCATTTTGCACTTTTAAGTCTTTTTTCTTTGGTGTTATAGCATCATTTGCGATTTCTCTTAACATTTTTGGTTCCATGTTGCCTCTATTCAATAAAAAAAGGACTCTTTCGAGTCCCTTTTATTTATTTTCTTTGTTTAGAAGGAGTATTAAGACATGAATACTAATAAAAGTATTTCTCTCTGAATACTAACGGAGTTTAGAAAGAGTATTAGTACCTGAAAACTAATAAAAGCTTTAACATATGAATACTAACGGTCTATTTTCCTTGTCCTCGACTTCTTTTTGCTTTACCATTACGAGAGGAAGCGGCATACTTGGTATGTTTACCTTGTCCTTGTCGAGATTTTTTCGGACGGGTGAGGATCTCTTCCCTTCCACCCGTTGTATACATTTTAGCCATCTGTGTTTACCTCCTGTTCGAGTTTTTTCGCTACTGATTGTTCTGTTGCTCTGATTCTATATTGAACCGAGTCACGCTCCGAAAGTTCTGTAAGGATCTCAGCAGCGAGATCCCATAGAGTTTCATTAGATAATGCGAGACTTTTCATGCCCTACACGAATACGAGGATCGCACCATATCTCATAGTCCCTTTCTTTGGCATCTAAACAGAACGATACGTCTTCTCCACACATGTCCTGAACCTTACCTGATTCAAAAACTTGCATCTTTGGAGCGAACCAAGGATATGGAAGTTCTTCAAAGACTCCATTCTTAATCATAACCCACCCAAAACCTGTGTAATCTACAGTGAATGGTTTCTTACGCTTACTGATCGACTCCACAGTTTCGTGATTCATGACTCCACCGTTCTTGCGGAAGTCGTCTTCTTCTAACCAGTGTGCCACA